CAACTATTTCTATCCCTGAAATCAACGTTAAGTTGAAATCAGAAGCTATCGTAGCTAAGACTCGTAAGTTAAAGGCTGTTTGGACTCCTGAGTTCGCACAAGACCTTAACGCTTACCAATCTTTGGATGCTGAAGCTGAATTGACTTCAATCATGAGCGAGTACATCGCTATGGAAATCGACCTCGAAATCCTTGACATGTTGATCACTTCAGTACCAGCTGGCAGCACAGAAGTATGGTCTGCAGTTAACAACGAAGCTATCTCAGGTGCAACTACTACATCTTTAGGTTTCTACAACTCACAAGGTCAGTGGTTCCAAACTTTGGGCACTAAGCTTCAGAAAATCTCTAACAGAATCCACCAGTTAACTCTTCGTGGAGGTGCTAATTTCTTGGTATGTTCTCCAACTGTAGCTACAGTTCTTGAATCAATCCCAGGATTCGCTTCTAACTCAGACGGTGATGCAGCTAAAGCTAAGTATGCCTTCGGTGTACAGAAAGTAGGTGCTATCAACAACCGTTACGAAGTTTACAAGAACCCTTACATGACTGAAAACCAAATCCTTATGGGTTACAGAGGTTCTCAGTTCCTTGAGACTGGTGCTGTATTCGCTCCTTACATTCCGTTGATCATGACTCCATTGGTGTACGATCCTGATACCTTCACTCCAAGAAAAGGTCTCTTGACTCGCTACGCTAAGAAGATGATCCGTCCAGAATTCTACGGTTTAGTTAAAGTTGCTGGTTTAAACACTCTTTAATCTAAATTTTTAGAATAAATCTTAGAGCCCCGCGAAAGCGGGGCTCTTTTTTTATATGTATATCGTATGAAGAACAATATTTTTTATTTTATGAATTGGTTAGAGTTTTCTCGTTTAGAGGAGGTTCGTAATTTGCCACTACATGAACAAAAAAGAAAATATAATCTTTACATAGATGAATGGACCTATCAAAAAAATGCTTATTTAGCTTGGCTTGAAGGGCATAAGAAGGGACCTTTACAAAGTATCTCACAAGATGTACCTTATTTATTACAAGAAGATGGTTTTTATCTTTTACAGGAAGACGGAAATAAAATAGAAATACCCAATTATGCCTAATTTACCAATATCCCAATTACAACAAGCTTCATCTTTAGATGGTTCTGAATTATTTGCTGCTGTTCAAAGTGGTGTGACTAAATATACTACATTAGAAGATGTTTCTAATTATGTAACTAGTTCAATTTCTACAATTGACACAGGTTCACTTATGGTTACAGGTTCTATCTCAGGCCAAACTATAACCTTTGAAAAAGGAGACGGAAGCACTTTTAATCTATTTTTAACCCCAGGTGGAGCTTTCCCAATAAACTATGGTTTATTTAATCAAACAGGTTCTAGCACCCCCGTTATAGGTACTGACCCTACAGGTAGTTTAATAGATGGTGGTGTAGGTACCTTATCTGTACCTGCTAATGGTTTTGCTAAAGGAGATGCTTTCCGTGCTATAATGTTTGGAAAACTAAATGCAGCAGGTGGTAATGTTGATCTTGAAATTGTAATTGAATCTGATGGGGTTACTTTAGCTGATACAGGTGTAATTACTATGCCTACCGTTTCAAATAAAAACTGGAAATTAGATATAAACTTCTCTATTAACGAGGTAGGAGGAGCAGGAACAGCTGAAATAGCCTCAGCAGGTACATTTACTTTTAGAACAGATTCTTCTGGTGATGTTGTATCTGAAATCTTTAGTAATATTAATAATACAACTTTTGATACTACGATAAACAATATTTTAGAAATCAAAGCTATCTGGAGTAATAGTGCTAATGCTGATGATACTATCTATTCTCAAATCTTTACTTTACGTAAAATATACTAGTTTTTAAATTTTTCATAAAGAGGCCTAGAGTTTTCTAGGCCTTTTTTACTTATAGGTACCTCTACTATATGTATAGTAGAATACTAAATTAATGTTTTAAAAAATGAAAGAGACTCCAAGTCAGTTACATCTACAAAGTTATGTAATGAATTTTCCGTTTTCGCTATCAACGGCTGATCCAAACAATATTTGGATGCAAGAGTTGAGCGATGAAGAACTCCAAATTAACAGACCTAAAGCATACAAGCAATTTATGGACTTGTATAATTTTATGGCTGGTCAATCTTTAGTATATTTGTTACCTGCTGAAGGTAACTTCCAAGATCAGGTCTATGTAGCAAATTTAGGTTTACAATTACCTCATATTGAAGACGAAAATATAATTTTATTATCTAATTTTACCTCAGATCCTAGAAAAGGTGAGGAATTAGTTGGTCAAAAATTCTTTAATCAAATGGGTTATAAAACCCATATCTCTCCTTACAAATGGGAAGGTGAAGCAGATATCAAGTATCTTTATGATAATGTTTATATTGGGGGGTATGGTATTCGCTCTAATATCAAAACATATGAATGGATGGAAAAAGAATTTGATATGAATATTATCAAAGTCGCTATGACAGACGAATATCTCTACCATCTAGATTGCAGTGTTTTCGCGTTAAATAACGACCAAACTTTAATAGCTACGGAGTTATTCGATCAAGAAGAATTACGCGCTATAGAACGTCATACTGAAATAATTCCTATTGATACCGAAGATGCCCTAGGAGGAATTACTAATTCAGTTAGAATGGGCAATATGATTTTATGTGCTTCTAATATTTCCGAAATGAAAAAAACTCATGAATATTATGAGGCCGAAAAACATAAAATTGAATCATTAGAAAAAATTTGTTCTGATGCTGGTATGGAACCTGTATTATTTAATCTTTCAGAATATATGAAATCAGGTGCTATGCTTTCTTGTATGGTGATGCATTTAAATAGAGTTGATCACAATAAAACCTTACTATAATGGCACAAACATTAAAAGAATGGTTAAACGGAGAAGTCAAAGAGTTACAAAAACTTCCTGTTGGTGATCTTAGCAACACTTTCTTTTTTAGAGACCCCCTTCGCCCAAACTATATAGACTGGGAACATTTCTACAGCCCAGCTGATGGTACAATTATTTATCAAAAAGTTGTACATCCTGATGAAGCTGTTGTAGAAATTAAGGGTATTAATTATACTTTAAAAGATGTTATGGGTGATGATGAGTATAATAAACCATCATTAGTAATTGGCATTTTTATGTCGTTTTATGACGTCCATATCAATAGAATTCCCTATGGTGGCGTACTCACGTACGAACACCTAGAACCTATTGAATCTACAAACAAACCTATGTTAGCGGTTGAGAAGGACATCTTAAATAAGGTAATCAACCCAAATAACATGGAGTACTTAAAGTACAATGAACGAATGTTTAACAAAGTGTATGTTCCTTCTTTAGATTACACATACTACTTAATCCAAATTGCCGATGAGGACGTAAACGTAATAGCCCCTTTTAAACACCAGCTAGATCTATGCGCCCAAAACGAAAGATTTAGTCTAATTAGATGGGGTTCTCAAGTAGATTTAGTTCTACCTCTGGACTCTAGATTTGATTTCGAGCTCGTTTTAGAGGACAGTATGCATGTAAATGCAGGGCTTGATAAATTAGTAAAAATTAACTACGTTGATAATGGCATCAAATCATCATACCGCCGAGGTATTCCAAGAAAAGCGAAGACCAAAAAATCCAATTAAATTTAAAGTTCAACTAAATGAAGAACAAAAATTAGCCAAAGAAAAAATATTACAAAATACTTTAACTTTATTAGCTGGTAAAGCAGGTTCTGGAAAAACTCTTTTAGCTTGTCAAATTGCTCTTGATAAGTTATTTATGAAAGAGACAGAAAAAATTATTATTACTCGTCCTACTGTATCAAAAGAAGAAATTGGTTTTTTGCCTGGTGATTTAAGAGAAAAAATGGATCCTTGGGTTCAACCCATCTACCAAAATATGTTTGCTCTTTATGATAAAGCTAAAATTGAAAATCTTATAGAAAGTGGTGTTGTTGAAATTGTGCCTCTTTCTTTTATGAGAGGTAGAACATTTTTAGATTCTATTATTATTGTAGATGAAGCCCAAAACGTTACTCATGAACAAATGGAAATGATCGTTACTCGTATTGGTTTACGTAGTAAAATGATTATTTGTGGTGATGATGGTCAAGTCGATCTAAAATCAAAACGCGATTCAGGATTTAGATTTTTGTATACAGCTGCTAAAAAAGTAAAAAACATGATAGCTATTACTTTAATGCAGAACCATAGAGATCCTATTGTTGATGAATTAATTGAAATTTACGAAGAAGCTGCTGAACGAGGTATAACAACTGGATCAACAGGTACAAGCGGAAAATCAACAAAATAGGAAGGAACCATATTTTTTTAATATTTATAACAAAAAAGTATGGCTAATATCCCTATATATGATGGCAATCCAATTTGGGACTCAAATGCAGTCCCTTTTGGATTCTATAGTTCAGATACCGATTTCCAAAATGATGCGGTAAAAGTGGCTAAATTTTGCTCTAGCCGCTTGGGATATCCTGTAATTGATATTGAACTTCAATCAGGATCTTTCTTTACAGCTTTTGAAGAAGCTGTTACAACTTATGGTAATGAATTATATGCTTACAAAGTAAGAGAAAATTATCTTTCTTTAGAGGGATTAGGAACAGGATCTTCTTTAAATGATCAATTAATTACACCTACTATGGCTCGCATTATTGCTATGTCTGAGCAATATGGTGTAGAAGCAGGTTCAGGAGGTAATGTAGAATATTATGATGGGTTACTTACTTTAACTTCAAGTGTTCAAGACTACGATTTAAATGCTTGGGCTGTATCTGAAGGATATGACTCAGGTGACATAGAAATTAAAAGAATTTTCTACGAAGCACCACCAGCTATTGTAAGATATTTTGACCCATACGCAGGTACTGGTACAGATTTACAAGGTTTATTAGAAGCTTTTGGATTTGGAAACTATTCCCCAGGTATTAATTTTATGTTAATGCCTATTAACTATGATTTGCAAAAACTTCAAGCAATTGAATTTAATGATCAAGTAAGAAAATCAAATTATTCATTTGAAATCCATAATAATAAACTTAAAATATTCCCTATTCCAGACTTTAACGGAGAAACTTTAAAAATTCAATTTATTTTAAAATCTGAAAGAGCAGCAGCAGCTGTATCCGCAGGCTCAGGAGTTGTTACTAATGTAAGTAATGTTCCTTATAATAATCCTGTTTATTCTCAGATAAACTCAATTGGACGAAGCTGGATTTTTGAATATACTTTAGCACTTGCTAAAGAAATGTTAGGATATGTAAGAGGTAAATATGGTACTGTACCTATCCCTGGTTCTGAAGTTACTTTAAACCAAGCTGATTTGATTGCGGCTTCAACTTCAGAAAAAACGGCTTTAATTGAAAGATTAAGAGCATATTTTGATGAAACTTCTCGTAAAAATTTACTTGAAGCTCGTTCATTAGAAACAGATTTTAGACAGAAAGAATTAAGTCAAGTACCATTTACAATTTACATAGGATAAAATGGCATTATTTGGTGGTGAAAGAGATATAAGTTTATTTAGACACATTAACAGAGAGTTAATGGGAGATATTATCTCTCAACAAGCTGCTTTCTATAAATTTCGTCTTGAAGAAACTAAAACTAACATATATGGAGAAGCTTCAGGAACTAAATACTATATGGGTCCTGTTTTACTTAACTGTTTAGTAGTCCGCCCCGAACAAGAATTCCCTGAAAGTGATTTAGGTATTGATTTTAATTGGGGTCTAGAATTTAGATTTTTAAGGGATGATTTATTAGATAAAGCTAAAGACTTTAATGCTGAGTGGCAGTTTTCTAATGTTTATGGTGCTAATTTAGTCCCAGAAGTAGGTGATGTTATTCTTTACCAAAATAGTTATTATGAAGTAGAGACCACAAATGCTAGTCAATATTTTGTAGGTAAAAACCCAGATTATCCTAATGTCCCTAATCCGTTAGAAGATGATTTAGATAAATTTGGGTATAACGTATCAATTATTTGTAAAACTCATTATATGCCCGCTGATAAATTGGGTATTACACAAGAAAGATTATAATGGCTCAACGACAAAATAAACCTACACCTAAAACTCAACAGCAGTTAAGTAATGAGTTTGTTAAACCCTATGATGCTAATATGGGTAATCCTAATTTAGCTACTAAATCTAATAGGGGAACTAAAATTTCTTGGAGAGGAGATAATACTAAACCTTTTACAGTAGGGATTCAAGATATTGATGAATCAATTATGTATTATTTCCAAAATGTTATTCGTCCTTCTGTAACTCAAAATGGAAATCAGATTGATGTTCCTATCATTTATGGTTCTCCCGAAAGATGGAAATCTTTTCAAAAAGATGGATATTATCGAGATAAAAGTGGTAAAATTATGTTACCACTTATTATGTTTAAAAGAGATAGTATTGAAAAAAATAGAACAATTGGTAATAAATTAGATGCCAACAACCCAAATAACTTTGGAATTTATCAAAAGAAATATTCTAGCAAAAATGCTTATGATAATTTCACAGTTTTAAATAATAGAATTCCTACTAAAGAATTTGTAGCTGTAGTTTACCCAGATTATGTAACTGTTACATATAGTTGTACTATTGCTACTTATTATGTAGATCAAATGAATAAAGTTATTGAAGCTATTAACTATGCTTCAGACAGTTATTGGGGTGATCCTGAACGTTTCAAATTTAGAGCTATGATTGATAATTTTACAACAGTTGTAGAAACAGTTTCAGGTTCCGAAAGATCAGTAAGAACAACTTTTAATATAAAATTAAATGGGTATATTATACCTGACATCGTTCAAAAATCATTAAATAGCTTTAATAAATTTAATGAAAAGAGTAAAATTGTATTCTCTATGGAGGTGGTAACAGATGAAAAATTCTTTACAGGTACTGTAGATGGAGAAAGAATTATAACTCCTGAAGTTTCTGAAAGAGAAGCAACCAAAAGAACGAATATTATTTCTTAATCTTATATTTATCACAAACCACACGCATAAATGGCCAACGTAAGATTTTTAGACCAAGTATCCATAGCATCCTTCCAAGGACAAGACGCAATTAGTGGTGAATCCGGAGTATCAGGTTCATCAGGTTCTGCTGGCTCTGCTGGTTCTTCTGGAACTACTGGCTCATCAGGTCTTTCTTATAGTAGTGGATCTTCAGGAACAAGTGGAAGTTCAGGTAGTGCGGGCACTGCTGGTACTTCTGGTAGTTCAGGCTCTTCAGGTTCAAATGGTAGCTCTGGTGCTCATGCCACTTCAGGTGAATCTGGATCTAATGGTACTTCAGGTACAAGTGGTATTTCAGGTACTAGAGGTACCTCAGGTACAAGTGGTGGCGCTTCAGGTTCATCAGGTACGGGAGGTTCTTCAGGTTTATCAGCTGTAGCTGGAAGTTCAGGTACTTCTGGTTCATCTGGTTCTTCTGGTACTTCTGGTAGTTCAGGTGAAAACCAAACTTCAGGTGAATCCAGTAGTTCAGGTACTGCGGGTTCATCAGGAACTTCTGGTACTTCAGGTTCAAATGGTACTTCTGGTACTTCTGGTACTTCGGGTAGTACTGGTACTTTTGGCTCAAGTGGTGAATCAAACACAGCCGGTTCTTCAGGAACTAGCGGAACAAGTGGTACTTCAGGTTCAGCAGGAACATCAGGTTCATCGGGAACTTCAGGAACATCTGGTTCTTCGGGTACATCAGG